ACTATTTGATCTTTCATATCAAATTCCATTCTGGTTACCTCAGGTTCTGGTGGTTTTGGTAATTCTTTTGCTTCTTGTATATCTGCTTGTAATGCAAACCACATTCCTACTACCGTTGCAATTGCAAATGCAATACCTATCAAAGTTTTAATACTTACTTTAAAGCCCGTCTCTTCGTTTAATTCTGTTGCCATGTCTCTCTCTATAATATTACGTAATTTATTCCTACACTAAAATTGTGCCATCGTCTGTTCCAATATTTATGATATTTACCTTCAAGAAATACTCCTAAGTTTTTATTGAATTTATATCCAAATATCAATCCTCCAGAATAGTCTATCCATTGTCCGTTATTAAAATTATGATATGAATATTCGTTTCTAGTTTTAATATGCAATGGCATCACGTTGGCCCATGAATGTACCCAAAAGTCTTTTGTGTAATGATAAAAGTCAAATCCTAATACCAATGAATGATTCCATTGTAAGTCTAATGCACTGCGTTCTTTTTCTGTATATTCTGCTAATACTTCTGGAACAACAACTGCTTCCCATACTTGTGTGTTCTCTGCAACTACATTGCCTGCAGGATTAAAATATGTTACGCCTCCATCTCCATCAAATTCAACGTTATATCCTTCTTGTAATGCTAGTTGAGTATAATGTAAATTACCATCTGTTAACAGCCATTCATTTAATGGATTATAACCATATGGTTCTGATATACGTTGTACTGCTCCAATATTAAATGAAAGTTTATCTCCTATTTTTTGCCTATATCTTTCAGATGATTCAAAGTATCGAATATCAGCAAATCCGTCTTGTACGTATTCTACTTTAGCTATCCAATTTTTAGCTACATATCTCAAAAAATGATCTTGATTAAAAAACGATGTTCCTTGTTGTCTAGTCCAATCTGCTTCAAATAAAAATTCAAATCCATTTATCTTACCAATTGTAGCAGCATCTCCATATGTTTTCTCTGTACCATCAAAGAACACATTAGTTCGATTTTCATATCCAAATCTTGCAATTTTTCTGATTCCTATGGCAATAGAATAATCAAAAGGAGTCTTAACCGTTGATGTTTCTAAACCACCTGTAACAGAGTAAACATCAACATCTGATACTGAATTACCTCCTGTAACTGCACCATAAAATGTAGAATACTTTAAGACTTTTTTAACTGTCTTTTTAAACTTAGATTGTGTTTGACTAAATGCAATTGCTGGTAATAGTAAAAATAATATTAATAGTTGTTTCATTGTTTTATAATTTTTTTGTTAAATTGTTTATCTTCATATGTTATTGTCAAGAAATAAACACCCGTTTCTAACATGTTTAAGTATAAACGATCGTCATTACCCGTTAATACAACTTTACCAGTTGCGTCTTTTAATTCATATACGATGCTCAAATGGGTCTTAATATTTAATATATCATTGGTTGGGTTTGGATATACAACTATACCATTTGTTAGCATTTCATCTATTCCAACAGGCCACCCAGCTTCACAATAATCATACATTGATTGACAGGATGCGTCCCATTCTGTTTCACAACAATAAACATCTACATCTATTACCCAAGCATAACAACCATTGTTTAACCAATAAGGATTACCAGGTCCACCTATACACCCTGCGTCATATAAACAAGCAGCAGAGTCAGATACATTTGCAGTAGGATCATAATTAAATGCATTTGGATCTGTACAGCCGACTAATGGTAATATACAAGTTCCATTATCAGTATTGGCTAATGGATTATAGTTTAGCGCTGTCGAATCGATACAACCAAAAATTACCTGTTCGCAAGATCCATTATCTGTGTTAGCAGTTGGGTCATAATTAAAAGCAGTTGGGTCCATACATCCATATACTACTGGAATACAAGATCCATCATCAACGTTTGCTAATGGGTCATAATTAAATGATTCTGGGTCCATACACCCCAATATTGGATATATACATGTACCATTGTCTACATTTGCTGTAGCATCATAATTTAGTGCTAATGAATCCATACAACCAAAGTATATACAAGAACCATCATCTATATTTGCTTCAGCATTATAATTCCATGATACCGGATCCATACATCCATATACCGTAGATATACAAGTGCCGTCATCAATATTAGCATCTGGATTATAATTAAAAGCCAAATCATTTGTGCATCCATATACAATTGGAATACATGAGCCGTCATCAGTGTTGGCTAATGCATTATAATTAAATGAAGTTGAATCCATACAACCAAATATTTTAGGTTCACAATAGTCGCCACAATATGGTAATGCCGAATATGTAGTCCAAGTCGGAGATTCAAAAGGCTGTAATGCACCTTGTCCGTTATCGGCAAAAGGATTTGATCCTTCATACATTAGTTCGACACCGTCTGCGTTTGTTAATCTAAATGAGTTATGCCATGTTTGAAACTGAACTTCTTGTGGCGGTTGTTGTGGTCCAGCTACTTCGAAATAATAAACTTCTACTGGCTTGTTAGTGTTTAATGGTATTGAAAATATTTGTTCGTTTAAGCCAGGGCCCATTGTGTATGTGCCTAGAGTCTCCCCATCTTGATATACTCCAACATATGAATTGCCCCAACCATCTGCTGCAGCATCTCCTATCCACAATGTATAGTTACATGTTTCTACTATTTGATTGATAGTAGCATTAGGGTTGTAATTATAAGCGGCAGTGTCAATACATCCATATACGTGTAAATTAGCACAAGTACCATCATCTACATTGGCTTCTGGGTTATATTCCTGATAAGATGAATTCATACAACCTGGTATTGGTTCTATATTATTACACGGAACTCCTAATACAGGTCCAGAATATCCGGTATACTCAAAATTTGGACCTGGTAGTTCCCATAATGTTTCTCCGTTACATCCATATATAACAACATTACCATCAACTGTTCCACCCGTTGTAGAACCAGCTAATCCGTCTCCATATGAGTCATTAACAATAAGTTCAACTCCTAATGCATCGATACATACCGGATAACTATAAGTTTGACCAACATCACTAAAATCATATTCGCCTTGTGGTATTTGTATAGGAGACCCTCCGTCTGATAATGATGTTAATATCCAAGATGTTTCACTTGGATAACTGTCTAATGTAACTTCAACTGTTATTTCGAAATCTCCAGGATCGCAGTTATCTCCACTACCATCGCCACCTTCACAACTTCCATTGTCTTCTGTTGCCCATGGGTTATATGATTCTGAATTAGGATCGGTACACCCGGGTATACAAGCAATTGGAGTATATGATATAGTATCTGAAGTAGTGCCATTAGCATATTGCAATATAATAAAATGCTCTACAGACCAATTTGGAGGCATATTTGGTACACCAGCAAATATACCAAAACTATTAGCAGGATTGCTTCCTAGCCATTGTCCTGGGTATGTAAATGGTCCTACGCCTTCTGCGTTTGAATATTCAACTGCAACAACATCACATCCAATTGGTCCGTTAAACCATTCAAATATAATTGCAGTCTGATTTCCGCCTAAACAAACTTGATATGCATCCGATTCTATAAATCCTTCACATTCAGGTTGTGCTGTACTAATAAATGGTATAACACTTACTAATAATAATAACAAAAACTTTTTCATAATTCTTCTTCTGATTCTGTTGAGTTAGGTCGTTTAAATATTTTACCTGCTTCTGCGATACCAAAACATCCTAATGTAATCCATAGGAATGAATTGTAAATAAATTCGTTAACATGTAATGGATTACCCATCCATCCAGTTACGATATCTGCGACTGCAAACAATACCATTACTGCAAACGAAGCAAATCCTACTACGCTTTTTTCATTGATATCATTGTCGTCTTTAAAAATATTTGCGAATGCCATTAGCTTTCCCTTTAAATTTAAGAGTAACTTTTTCATATTTAAAACCTGTTTGTTTGTTTATAATTGTTTTAACATTTCTACTAGTTCTGGTTGCGGAAAACAATCGAATTTATCTTTTCTAACATTCGTATGTGTCCACAGTCCAAATTGCTTTGCATTATATGCATCTGTGTTAAATTCAAATGCATCTTTTGGATGAACTCCTTTTTTTAATAGTTTAGGTAGTCCATTTACCAAATCCATTTTAGGATAAATATCACGTAAATGAAGAATCAAGAGTCGTAAACTCTCAATTTGTTCGTCGGTGTATGCGTGCCAGTACTGATGTCCTCTAAATTTATATCCTAAATCACAAACATATTCTGGTTTTACTTCGGTATTAACATATGTATAATACTTGTCGCCTTTCTTTGTTACATAACCAAAGTTACAAAGTTCAACACCGCCTGATAGTTTGGATATTGAAAACTTACCAACCTTGCCTAAGTGCCAACCTAAATAATTATTTGGAAAACATTCTACTACAACACCATCATGTTTGGTTTTACCTTTAACATTGCTTCCGCCTATGACATATTGTGTAGCTACTCGACCTCGTTTGTCTTTGTTCCACATTGATACTGTGTTATATGGATTATCCCATCCAGCAGTATGATGCAAAAAGAATCCTAATGGTTCTATTTTACCATAGTCTCGTACATACTCGTCTTTGTCTAAGTATTGACGTTCAATTACTAATCCGTCTTTTGTAGTGTATTGTGATTCTTCTGCTGCAGCTTCACTGTCAGTATCAATACCAATAGCTTCCCAAGTTTTAGTACCAACTACGCCATCGGCAGTTAATCCATTTTCCGATTGAAATTTCCGTACTGCTGCATCCGTACCTGCTCCAAATATACCGTCTGCAGATAATTCTAATGCAGTTTGTAACTCTTTAACTTGTGAGCCTTTGCTGCCTCGTTTTAATAACATATTTATCCTTTAATAATAAATATGTTACAAAAATTATTACATGAATATTTTTATCTACTTATATTAAGTGTCTAACCAGCTTTTGAGTTTTCTGGTATTTTTGAAAGTTTCGATATATCGACTGATTAAAAATTTAGGAGTATATCCTAATTTTTTAGTAATAGAAATATCAGCTAATGTATTTTGTGCTTCTCCAGGCCTAGCAGGTATATATGTTGTATTATTACTAAACATAGCAGCAATTTCATTTATTGAATAATTGATACCTGTACCTAGGTTATATATTTCTCCCGTGTGATTGCCTTTACTTAAACATTTCAATCCTTCACAGATATCATATACATGCGTAAAATCTCTACGTTGTTCGCCGTTGCCTGTTATGGTTAATGATTCATTATTCTGCCATTGACGTTCGAATATACCAACTACCGTTGCATACGTTCCCGTTGTTGGCTGACGATCTCCATAAACATTGAAAAATCTAGCTGATACAGTTGATATATTATATAATTTTGAATACATTGTTAAAACTTCTTCGCCTGTATATTTTGTAAAAGCATATGGGTTTAATTTAGGTCCTCCATATGCTGAACTACTAGCAGCATATATGATTTTTGCATTACACCGTCTTGCTAATTCACAAACAAATACTGTTCCTAATATATTTGATTTAAAATATGATACGGGATCTTCAAATGACGGTTGTATTCTAGCTAATGCTGCCAAATGAAAAATTAAATCAAAGTCTAAACTTTTATATTTATCTGCAGATAAATTATTAATATCATCAACAATATAATTAACACCATCATGTTTGTTATGAATACTACTAGAGTCTGATGTAATATTATCAATAACTGTTATTTTATAATCTGTTGTTTCAAGTAATCGTTTTACTAAGTTATAACCAATAAAACCTAATCCACCGGTGACTAATACACGTTTTTGCATTTTACTAAATCCTTTTCATATGTTGTTAAACTATTTATTATTACTTTTAAATTACCCAATGTAAACTCACATGGTAATTGTTGTTCCCTTATTTGTTCATCATTACCTATAATATCATTCAACATAGTAATATATTGAAAATCTTGTTGCGTAAATGTTTTACCATCAATTTCTACAACAATATCTTCTCCGTCATTAAACCAATCTTTTAATTGTTCTATATTAGTATTAGAATTATTAATGATTAATTTTTTCTTATATACTGGAGATAATATTGGGTGACCATTTTCATCATTTTTAATCCAACTACCCCATTTTTTTAAGTAATGTTTTCTAGCTTTTTGTTCAAATATTTGAAATTGATCATCATTCTTTCCTATGTCCCCACCTGCTTTATCATTCCATCGATGGCCTCTACATGTTAAATGATATACTAATGCATCTCGACTTTGTATTAATTTATATCCAGCTAAAATCCATCTTTGAAATATATCAGAATCTTCATATGGGTATGGGGCAAATCCATGATCATGTCCTCCAATTTCCAGATAGTCTTTTTTATACAATAGCCATGGCGCAAACATTCCTTTCGTTGTAACATTTTTTGAACGAATCATTTCATCTTGTGTAAATTTATAGAAATCATCCATTTTTAATGAATCGAAGTCTTGTCCAAAATCGGATATTATTTTTTCTTTACCTGCAGGATGTAACGGAGGCTCAACTCTTGTAGCACAAATAACTTTACCAGGTTCTAAATGTTTTAATAAATTTTCAATATAATTAGGAGCAATATACATATCTGCATGTAGAATACCTACAATATCATTAGTAGCATTTTCTATTCCCAGATCATATAATATTGTATGTCCGAGCCGTATTTCCTCTCTCCAATAAATTAATTTAGAATCTGTTAATGATTGTAACCATTCATAGGTACCATCGTCGGAGCCATCGTCAATTAAAATTAATTCAACATCATTATAATGTTTACGAACGCTTTCATATGCATTTTTTAAGTGTCTTAAATTATTATATGACGGTATAATTAAACTTATATTCATTGTAATCCTTTTATCATTCCATATTCATCAAAAGCGGGAAGTGACTTCCATTTTGATATCCATCTTTTTTGATTTTCTTGTTCTGCAATTTTTTGTCTAGTAGAAGTTTGTCCGTTATTTTCTTCGAGTCGATGGCTGCCTCTCGCACCGAAGTGCCAAACTACACTTTTGCTAGATAAAATAAATTCAAATTCGTTTTGTAACATGCGTAAAAATAAATCCATATCTTCCCAGCTGGCTGGAGCAAATAATGAATCATTTCCTCCTATTTCATCCCAATCTACTTTTCGTATTAATCCAGAAACACCTTCTCCTTTAGGTATCTCAAAATTATTAGATTCAATAAATTCATTTGCCCATTCTTCAAAGTATTCCGAATGAAAGTCATTATGATATGCGCCGAATACATCTTTAGGAACAATTACAGTGCCAGGACGTTGAGGACTTCCAAACATATCTGGTTCTACCCTATGCGAATTGACCCATAGTTTTTTGTGTGGATTATTTTCAAATACATTTAATAAAGCACTATCCCAATTTTTTGTAACATAAAAATCAGAATGTAAAAACATTATAAATTCTGTTTTAACCCGGTCTGCACAAAAATTCATACCGCCTCCAATTCCTAATGGTACATCATTTTTATCAATATAATATTCTAAATTATATTTACTACTATTTTCTTTTAACCACTCATCAGTACCATCTGTACAGTTTTCAGCATGTATAATAAATGGAGCCAAATTGTAATAACTATTCTTTCGAACAGACTGTATGGCTAATTTAAGATAATTTAAATTGTTATATGTACTAATACAAAAGGTTATCATTATAAAAATTATAGGTTTCGCCATATGAAAATAATTTTTGATACTCGTTTGAGAATTCAGAATTTTCAAAATGGTTTACCATGTTAATATAGTTGTTATTGTAATATTGCTCTTTGCTAATAGAAGTTAATTTATCAGTTTGCACTGTATAATTTTCTAAATGACAAACTGTTAAGTTATCACTTACTCCTATATTAAAGTTATTTCTATTTGCTATTATACATTCATGAAAATCAGTACCATATCCTAAATATAATATTTCTGGGAATGGATATAACTTTTCAATCATTCTTTTAGAAAATATAGGAGATTGATCGTCGATGTACTTGACTTTACGTACTCCACCAGTACCCCAATTATGTACAGTTTTCCATTTACATTGATTAATTTTACCATTGATAACAGAGGGTGTATATATATCTAGATTGTATTTTAAAATCTCATCAAATGCAGTAGATAAAAACTTATATCCGTGAAAAATTATATCGCTGTTAAACATTAATAAATAATCATAATTATTAGATAGAAAATAATCCATAATTACATTGCACCCACCTCCAAAAAATACATTTTGTTCTAAGCGGTGTGTTGTAACTTTAGAAATCTTATTAGAATCAGAACCATTATCAACTATCATGATATCACAATGTTTATTAATAAACTCACTATCTCGGTTCCATTGTTCTAACATATTTTCTGCCAGATCTGGGGTATTGTGTACTAATGTAGCTAAAAGTATTTTCATTTCCATTCTTTTAATTTACTAATAATATTTTTTAAATCATTGTTTGTTAGATTGCAATGTATTGGCAATGTTATCAATTGTTTTGAATATTTATGTGCATTTGGACAGGTACCGCTAGCATATGAATATAAATTATAATTCGTATTATCATTGTAATGTACACCGGGGTATATATTATGTTTGTATAAAAATTCAATTAGATCGTCTCGATTACCATCAACTAATACCTGATATAAATGCCTCGAAGAAGTCCACGTATAATCTGAATTAGTAATTGGTGTACACCATGGTATATCATCAAGATTATCATCATAATATTTAGATATTTCATTGCGTCGATTGTTATCATCAACAAGATATTGTAATTGAACTAATCCAATAGCAGCAGTTAATGCATTACCATGGTATTTAAATCCTAAATTAGGAACGTCATACATCCATTTGTAATTACCTTTATTAAATCTTTGATATGTGTCTTTATCAATGCCTAACCATGATAATTGTCTAGCTAGATTATCAAATTCATTATCTTTAAAACACAACATTCCACTATCAGATGTTGGTAAATTTTTTACTGCTTGAAAACTAAAAATAATTGCATCTGCTTCATTACCAATATGTTGCATTGAAAAGCCCCATTCTGAAATGTGTTTAGTAATCGTTCCGGCCATATGAGCAGCATCAACAATTAATTTTAAATTATATTTTTTACATAAATTAGAAATTTTATCTAATTGGCCTGCATTTCCACCTAATCCTACAAACATAACGGCTTTAGTTTTGTTTGTAATTTTATTTTCAATATCAATTGGATCTAGGCATAAGTATTCATCTACGTCAGCAAATACTGGTTTTAAGTTTTCATATAGTATCGAATGATTAGTAGAAACAAAGGTTAATGGTGTAGTTATTATTTCGTCATTATCTGACCATTTTAATTTCTTTTTAAGAATATGTAAGGCTAAATGTAAACCAGATGTTGCTGAATTAACATAATGAGCATTTGGTAATTTAGTAAATGTTTTCCATTTATCTTCGAACTCTACAGTTTTTCCGCCCAGGCCTGTCCATCCGGATTCTAAACATTCTTCAATTGAATTTAATATTTCTTTAATTCTATACTTAGGCTTTAATACATTAATCATATGATATTGTCATTTATATTATTATAATAAAAATTATTAATAGTTCAAAGGAGCTCCCCAGTTAGATTGCATTATTATTCCTAAATAATTTTTTTTAAAATCATGTTCGGTGTATCCTTTATGTTTTGCTTCATGATATTGTTGACTATAATGAAAAACTTTCATTAATGGTTGTCTAGGATATATTGGAATAACATTACTAGCTAGTAGCCATTCTCCATACCACGTAAACTCACTTGGAGAAAATTGTATTAGTGTTTCAATGGATAACTTATTTGGCGTTATATAATTTTCAAACAAACTTTTCCAAACTTTACAATTCCATATTACAGGTGAAGGTCCAAAATCATAATAAATTCCTTGTCGATCAAAGATATTCATTACTTTATCTCGATCTTCTTGAAAACTTTTTTGAATGTCGAATCCCAGATCTGATTTTAACGCCCATTCCATTAATTCTTTATCTTCATGACATATAGTATATGGTATTTCATCGTTATATATAAAATCAGAAATATAAAATGGTTTTATAAAGTATGTGTCTGAATCTAGGCATACATAATTTTTACATATATTTAATGTCCAAAACTGCGACTTAACAACTTGTTGACCCATCCATCCTTCAATGTTACTATATATTGTCTCATCACTAATAATATTAACATTATTACCTAATTTTTCTTTAAATAGTTTTAAGTCAGACTCCGGAACACTGATGTAAAACGGAATATTATCTACGTTGTATTTAATTATGCTATTAAATAAATTTTCTACCCTGTTAATATCTGGCGCGTAACTTTTACAATATAAAACTAGTTTATCCATTTAGTTATAATTTTTAGAAAAAAATTCTTTATATTTTTCAGGTGAGTTTTGTAAAGCTATAGGAAGTTGAAGATTTGATGGGTTTACTATTTCCCATTTGTGATCAGATCTTCCAAATAAATCTTTTCCACTTTTCATTGAATTTTCTATTTCCTGAATTGACATTACTTCTCTAGTACTATGATCACATAAACTTCTCATTTTATGTTGTATATTTTTAGCTCCTCCAAAATAACTATAATGCCAACCTGCATTTTTAATAGCTGTTTTTATGTATCTAGAATCCCAATCATGAGCTTGTCTAATATTAACGTATATTTCATTAGTATTTAAAAAGGTATTAACATTTAGTATCTTTAATCCATTCCATTTAGTATTTGTTAATCTATAATTAAAATAAAAATAAAAAAGATCTAACTGCAGTACTTTTATTTCATTGTTTGATAATTTGCCTAGATCCGATGTTTTTAATAAGTTGACAACTTTCCTACATGGAATTTCATCAGCATCTCCAAATATTACTAAATCAGTAGATTGTATTCCATGTAATTGACTTACAGCTGATCTTAATGTTTCAAATATTGCATTTCGTCTAGGTACTGGATCGAAGTTACAAATTTCTGGAGCCATATTTTTTGTTAAGTTAAAAACATGTATTTTATCTTGATATTTTTTAAAAAGATGCTTGTGTTTTTCATAGCTACCATAATATGGCTGAATGCTGCCATCTTGTACTGTAATTTCGGACTGAACTAATACAAAGTAATCGACACAATCGTATAATTCTTCTAATCGTATTAAAAGAAGATCGATTTCATTCATAAAAAGGTGCGTGCTAATAATTTTCATTTGATAAATTTAAGTCCTAATCCATAATTAAGATCGTTAGTAGAAAATTCCATATCTAGTTTAATGTTACAATCGCAAATAGCTTGCCAAACACCTACGTCTGACGTAGCTATTCTTGGTTTAACGTCATGAAATATTTGTATTTCTTTGCAAAGAGTGGAATATAATTCTATATCTTTTTTTGCGTATTCATATCTATGATCTGCATCAATAAAAACTAAATCATACATAGAATTATATGTTAACACTTTTTCCTTGGTGGTTTCTAAAATACTATTAGCATCAATTAAGTTAAATTCCCAACCATTGTCTTTGTAATATTTTTCTACATTAGATAATGAATGATTTGCAGAGTCTTGATTAATTAATGTAACTGTAGTATAACTTGGTATTTTATTGTATCGTTTACATACTTTAGATAACATTAACGGCCAAAGACCTTTATATGCTCCAACTTCTAAAAACGTAATAATATTATTATCCATTGTTTGAATATGTTGCATTATATGGTACCATGCTAAAGAGAATTCTTCAATAACTTGACTACCATGAAATGATACTGGTATTGTATCTCGTGCCATTTCTATATTATAATCACCAATAATGTTTCTATAATCTTGATCGAATTCTTTTATAAAATTTTCCATATACTTATGTTTCCTGTAAAATACCATGGTAATTCATTTCCAATTGGTTTTTCTAATTTTTCCATTTTTATTCTTTAAATACTTCGATACATAAAACATTAGAATCATTAACTACTATCATAGTACCATCTTTACATGTAAATTTAGTAAATTGTCCTTGTTTAATTGTTTTAGTAAGTATTCCAGTATACGTACGTTTTATTCCGCCTATAAAATGAATTATCTGCGTTACGTTTTCGCCCTGGTCATTAACTGTTGATTGTAAATTTACCATTTTATAACTGCTCGTATAATTTATTTTGTTTTTCTTGCCGATCGATTGTTTTATCGTGAAGTAAACACCATGGTTCTTCTGTTGGAAGATAACTCATCGTATGATATCCTTCTAGTACTTCATGTACTTTGTTCTTCCATTTAATTTTACCATTATTTTTATATACTCTCCATTGATAGTCAGGAAAATTTACCCAACCTTTATCATTGACGCCCCAATTCCATTTATCGACATGTTGTTGAGTTAAACCTTCAACTGTGTTTATTCTTGGTACTTTAACGACATCGACATTGTTGTATTGCAATACCATTGATAGATTGTCGATCATATATGGAGATATCATTTCGTCAGCATCAATTTGAAAAATATAATCTCCATTGCAATGTGATGTAAGTTTATTTTTCCAATCCGCAAAATGATTGTTAAACTTTCCTTTATGCCAATTGAATTCGCCATTGACAGAATGTGATCGTAAGTATGACTCTATTTCTGGATCTCCATTTTGTTCATCATAAAGAATAATTATTTCATCTTTAGATTGTTTATTAGCAATTAAAAAATTAACTAATCGTTGTATCTCAACAAACTCATTGCAAACTGTTATAGCGTAACTTATTTTCATTTATTTATAATATAGTAAATTTATGTTATATATCCTATACTTTTTGAAGTTTTGGTAATTTTAATTTAGGCAGTTTCAATTCTACTTGCTCTGGTATACTATTAGTACCTTTATCAATAATATCCAATAACAAATCATATTGTTTTGATACAGCAGTTTCTGTAAAATTGCTATTAACAAAATACCTTTGACGCGTTGCCAATTGTTTCCAACGTTTATAATTTTTAAGAACGTCTATTAACATTTTACCGGCATATCCATAATCAACCGTAAACCATTGTGCTTCTTTTAACAAAAAGTCATTTGCGGCAGATTCATGTATGTTGGTCATGGTACCTGGTAAGGCACATATAAATTCCTTTTTCAAGAAGTCTGCCTGGCCAGAATAATGTGGGGCAATAATAGGTTTACCTGTAGTAGCAAATTCTAATAATGGTCTTCCAAAGCCTTCTGCTTTTGTAAAGCTAATCATTGCTTTAATCTTGTTGTGATTGTATAATGCATTCATTTCTGCATTTGTTAAATCACCATGTAGTAAATATACATTAGGAAGTTTTTTCTTGTCAGCACCAAACATATCTCGTATCTGATTGATTTTGTTTTCTATTTCCCATCGATCGGTAACACTATATGTAGCTCCGCTAGTTTTTAACACTAGGGCTGGCTTTGTTTTTTTGTCTTTAAATGTAGTAAAGAAGCAATGAAGAGCTCCACTAATATTTTTACGATCCTCACCCAATTGGCCTGTCAACCAATGACCACACATTAAGAATGCTTCTTTTTCTGTTATTGTCGATAGTGCTGGTACTGTAGTAGTTACATTGTTACTGTCATATATTTTATCATCAAAATATTCAGATATTACTTGCAGATTAGTAGTTATAGTTTTACCATGCTTTGTTGCTGTATCTTCAAATGTCTTTTTAGTAAATTCACTCGGAACAATGGTTATTTGCATTTGATTGATTCGGTCAATCCATTCTGGGTTGCACACACTGCCTTCTGTCCCGGCAGTCACTCCAATGTTGTATTGACCAACGGCTTGAAACTCATTAGGCACAGTTATTTGTACCCATATGTCTGGTTTAGTTTGTAGTGGTAGTCCTATAAATTTTTGTCTCCACTCAGTAGGTATAGGATAAGTAAATGGAGTATTACCCCAAGGCATTGAAAGCAGATTGATATCCCATTCATCTTTTTTCTTGTCCATAAATTGTTTGATAACTTCTCGGGCGTGATGTCCGTAACCAGATTGTGTTGCTACTGGTGATGATATAACTACTTTTCTCATTATGCTATTCCTATGTTTTCGTATTGTTTTTCTTCAACTTTATTAAATGTGTATCTTGGTCGTGTCATTGGTCGACTAATTAGCAAGTCAGTCATTTTGATAATTTTGTCTGCCATTTGTTTTGCAGTTAATCCATTATCTAAACAAAACTGTCTCCCCCTGCCGCCAAGTGCTTGTCGTGAAAATAAATCCATGTCCCACCAATAATGCATAGCTTCAGCTACATCTTCTGGTTGACATCGGTCATCAAATATATACGGTGTAGGCACACTTCCTTGCAATGATCTATTGCTTGGAAATACTGGTTGAGCCCAAGCCCCATGAGTTCCAAATTTACCCATATGGTTGGTTGGAAATTCTCCATTGAATCTTATCCATTCATCATTTTCATCTAGGAATCCACATTGGTCCTGAAGACCTCCCGTTACATTATTTATAATTGGACATCCGGATAACATTGCTTCTGTGCTACTTAGTCCCCAACCTTCGTTGCTAGCTATATTCACAACTACATCTGCAACGTTATACATTGCATTAAGATCTTGTACAGAAAGTTTAGATTCTGAAAATACTACTTTACAATCTGGAGCAATGTTCTTTGCTACAGCTTTTAAATCCGTACCGTTACCGTCTACTGGTGTTGTGTGCATAAGCAGCATTGTTTTGCTTCGTTGCTCTACAGTCAATTTGTCGTTAAACATTTTAAATGCAAGTATCACATCACCTGGCTGTTTTCTTCTGATGTTTCGGTTATTCCAAAATACAACAAAATCTGCACCATTTGCTTCCTTTATTTGCTTGTGCATTTCTAAATATCTAGAATCGTCTTTGGGTAATGGTGTATATACATTTTCATCTAATCCATGTGGTACATACCCGGTGATTATGCCTTTTTGGTCTTTTTCTTCTGAATCGTAGTCATATACCTCAAATCCATTCTGTTTAAGCACTTCTCTATGTATATTATCAGATTGCTTACTGATTCCCATAATCATATCGCAACTGCCGTAAAATGGGGCGTTCCACATTGGATATGGGAGATCGTCCCAAATTGAAAGATATGAGATAGGCGTACCATATGTAGTTTTAATTTCGTGCTCTAAAGCATATAACCATGTCCAATATCTAGGATCAGTAAAATGCATAATAACGTCTGGCTGTTCTTGATGTAATATAGAAAATAAAACGTTTCGATCACCATATCCTGTCCATGGAATAACTTTTACATCGGCATCCGTAACACCCGTTTCTTTAGCTACTTGTTCTGATATATCTTGTCCTTTACCATGCTCTGGGTGTTCTAATGCTGCTCCAAGTTGCACCCAATCATAATGGTGAACTGTTTTCATGATTATCTCACGACTAATAGTTCCAATACCGCTTGGTAATCGGAAATCGTCAGATAGCAATAATATTTTTTTCTTTTTTGGTTTGTTAATATCTACTGGTTGTAGCTTTGGTAACTTCATTTAAACTCCTTATAACTTTTATATAAATATCAACCTAGTAAAACTACCGGCTTTTTTTGTTTGTTAATATTGCTGTATGCTGTTTTTAAAAATGGGTCCATGACATCTTCATTGGTCATAATAATCATATAATCACAATTTTCAGCAATAAGTTTCATTCTGTGATGTAGTTGACTAAAATGATATGATTTACCATAATATGTTTTAGGCATTGCTGAGTATAAGTTATAACCTGAATAAGACGGATTATATTCTTTATACGACATTCCAAATTCCAATGCATATTTTCTAACCATATGATTTGCTCCTTCGGAACCACCTGCACCTATAACTGTTACATTGTCATATTTAGTTTTTAATTGTTGCAATGCTTCTTGAACTTTGCGTCTATTCTGCCAATCTTTATTTCCTATCAATGCAACTTTCATTATTCTCGTATTCTATTTTCTTTAGGACAATTTTCATAGTCTGTCTTGAACACACACCATTTACAATGCTTGGCACCTTTACCTGCTAATGCTAAATATTTTCGTTCGGCATTTTTGTTTCCGTCGGCATCAAAGCACTCTTCAATAAATGCATCAATTCGCTTTTGCACTTTCTTTTGTGTAACTGTACCAGATGATGGTCTATGTTGTTGAACTCGCTTCTGTGGAAACATTGAGTTTTCTATTAGCTTTCGTTTAACTATAAAAAACTCTACATTGATGTTTTCTTTAGGAATACCGTACTGTTCTGAAAAATAAGTTTTATATGTAACCAATTGAGCTGACTTCAATGCATCTGCTTTTTGATATTTATTCCAACCCATTCTGCTTGTCTTAATATCAATTATATCAATAGTATTAGTAGGCTTGTGCCGTATAACTAAATCCATAAAGCCATACCAATACACAGACTCATTCTTGGAAGATGCTTTAGTGCATAACTCCATTTCAATGCCTAATAATTCATAATCTCGACTCGAAAAGTATTGGCCTCTTCGCTTCTTAAACCAATCTAATATAGCAACGCCATCTTGATGATATTCTGCTAATTGCAATGGATTAGAAAAATGTTCGCCGTCTTTTCCAGCAACACATTTGCTATATTCTATTTTAATGTTATCCATTAACAATGCTGACAAATCAATAGCGTCTGCTCGTTTAACTGAGTCAGTATATAATACAGTTAAGAAATGCTGCATAGTTTCATGAAATGCTGTTCCAAATACAGTTTCTATAGAAGATGTAAACGGAGCTAATCCATCAATATATGCAAGTTTCCAATTTAGTGGACAACGTTCATACATACTCCATTGTGAATATGATATTCGTCTTGGTACTGACTTTGGGTCTCGTACTGCTAACTTATATACTGGACTAATATAGTTTACGCTTTCTTTACTCATTACACATTTTATTTATAATATAAGAAAAATATTTACATGAACCAAGTTTTATTTTTTTATATTTTATCGTAATATTTATAATAAATTTACATTAACAATAACAACGAGCCATTTACATGAAACATTTACTTTTAGCACTGCTATTATTCCCTACACTCCTACTAGGACAAACAAGACAATTTAGACCTGACAAACAAACGTATATCGAAGCCAATACTGGTATCGGTGTTGTTGATGATTGGCAAGTTAGTAAACTACCCTTTACATCATTAACTATAGGTAGAACCTCTGATTTTGGTGATTATAGCTTAATTGATATGTCAGTAGGTATAGGATTTCCAGATATTTGGACTGCTAAGATAGGTTTAGGATCTTATTATGATATGTGGGGCAGAGAAAATGTATCTATAATATTAGGAATACGTTTTAATCCTGCTATGGTCTATGCACAAGTACATGTAAAACACCTAGATCATGGATTCTTTACATTTTCTACTGAGTTAGGTACGGGACAATCTGGAAGAGGAGAATACACTCAACTTCTTAACATTGGTTACAAATGGCCTTTAAAATTTAAGAAGAAGTCTAATTAAATTCTTTTAAATAAATATCAATCACATCTTTTGTTTTCTGTAAGTCTTGTTCAAAGTTACCTTTTCGTCGGCATCTTACAATTCGTTTAAGTATGTCAAATTCATAAGCATTAAGTTCCCAATCCGTTGCAAATTTGTATAGACTGTCTTTGCCTGTATAATGTTTTTGTGTGTGTATCGAATCTCCTTCGAAATCGATTGTTTCGCCTTGTTTATTTACAAACATTTACTTTATCCCTTTCATCATTTTTTTCTTCTCTGCTGCAGTATACCCGTACAATGTTAGTATACGGTCACACGCATCTTTATTTAACAATTCTAAATATTCAGTAGCTTCACTTTTGCTTACTTGATAATGTTCTGCTAATTGATTGATTAACTTTGCATCATACTTGTCAGACTTTTTGCCTTTAACATATTTTGCAAATGCTTTATTATTAGGGAGCAGATCGTGATACAACTTATACGTGTCTCTAGGTTTTAATTGACCTATAGTATAGCATTGAAGTTCATTGACAAGATCCGTTAACTCCATTCTCATTGAAAGCCAACGATTCACAATAAATGGAGAGAACTTTTTCTGTTCTATATCCGTCCACTTGTCCCAAGCTTTCTTTTTGCTTGTTATACCTCCGATAAAATCAAATATTGTTGCCATTATAATTTATATTTTTTTCGCCATTTAGATTCAAAGTCAGGACCCATACCCATTTCTAATATTATAGCATTTTCTGGGATACCAACCAATTTTTTTGCTGTTAATATGTCGTCAATGCTTTTACGTTTATATGTTTTAATTTTTGTCTTTGCATTGCTACGATTACTGGTTTTAAAAACAAGTGTAATAGTGCCTTTATGTGGTTTTTCTGCCATATTTTTTTATTATTAACTTAAGGTTTATATGTGTTAAATTTTCATAATTTGCTACAATTATATCAATTAAATTGATATGAGCAAAATGATCTGGACATAGTCCTATTACGTGTAATACTTCATGCATATTATTGATTTGCTGATTCTAATTGATTTTCATTGAATATATGTAATAGTCCAAATTCATCCATTTCTCCTACAATTCGAATATCTCCTTTAAGGGTTGTAAATACTCCTACAATTGTACATGGAAATGCATATCCTTTTGGCTTTATTGCCTTGTCACCTACTTTAAATTTACTTTTCATTATATCCTTATAATTCATTCATAATATTAACAAACATAGCCATTATGTTTATTTCTTTGTCTACTACTGTTGCATCTTTAAATTGTGCTTCTGCTATAATCAATATGATCGCTGCAATGTGTCCTGTAGCAAACTCTTCTA